CCCTGTTTACCCAAAGAAGACCCTAGTCCCTCTAACAAGTAAGCAGCGAACACCTTGTGTCGTTAGCTTCTGTTCACCTTGCGAAACCTTCCGGTTTGCTTCGTGTCATTGTCAAATAGCGTTGGGCTTGCACCCTACCGTCCGAGCCATCCGGCGTCTTTCGATGTTCTAAGTTCTAGCGGCTATCAATTAGTTCGTCAACAATAAAAATGCACCTAATAGCAAATAATTTTAGAAAACAGCAGAAACGCCTTGTTTTTATGGGTGAAATGAAAAGCAAATAATTTAAGAAAACAGCAGGTAACTTGAAATAGGTCTAGCTGGTACCGCTTAGAACACTACTGATTGACCGGTGATTTGCTTGGTGATTTGCTGCAGGTTTTCTTGGTCATTATAAAGAGGCTGTTGGCTGGCTGTTGGTTTCTGCAGGTTCTGCAAAACGATAGAATAGACAGAAACAGCCAACCCAAAAGCACCACCGGCGGCAACCTTCAAACATCAAGAAACCTGCAGCAAACTAAGCGTCATCAAATACTGTTATTGATGCCCTGCCCCATGTTTATATGATTAATCTGGCACGATGGTGCAAACTTGGTGCAAACTGGCGGTCATCGCTGGAATTTTGAGGATTGAGAAGGAACGGGGGGAAACGCGGTCGAGACTATATACGTTAGCCCTTCAGATTTTTGTACCAAAACTTTCGGCTGATTATGTCACCTTTATGTTTAACCTTCCGTTCCCCCGTAGTCTTCTTTTTGTTAGGCACTACCCGACACCTATACTTAGGTTGCCTTAAGTCTTTAGCTATCGGGTTACTCCTAGTTACCTTCTGTATCTTCTGTATTCTCATTGTCCTCTTTGCTTCATGTCTTCATCAAGCCATATCAGCCTATCGATATCACCTCTAGACAACCCAATGTCCTTCAGTTCTCTATCGCTTAACTTATTAAGTGTCTTGATGGTTTCTCTATGTTTTCTCCAAGTGGACAAGTAGTTCCAATAACGTCTGACCCAATGCATCTGTAGTTAACCTTAAGTATACTATTAGTTTCTAAATGTTTCTTTAGTTCTGACTTATAGGGGGAGTGGATATTGTCTTATTAAATATCGTCTAATTTATAGTCTGACTTTAAGTCTAACTATAGTAGAGGACTTCTCCCCCTTCCCCTATTAGTGCAACCTAATTCCACTTAAGAGAGTTAGAGTTATTGTCTTTAGCATTATGCCCTGACATTACAGCTAGACCTAAAGAGGACATGTCTTTCATTCTGTTGACTTCAGCCATCAGTCTTTCTTCTCGTCTAGTATTGATTTGTCTTTCGGCATCTTGAGCCATTGCGTCTACCCAATACTGGACAGCCATAGCTAAAGCATCCAGCCTATCGTCATTACTTAAAGCACCTCTTTCAGCTGTCAGTCGTGTCATCTGGTAAATCAGCTGATATCTTAGAGCCATCTCTGGTGGGAGATGCTGACAGCTTTCGTAGTCCTGTTTAATGACCTTCTTGTCGATGATTAGCTTATGCTGGTTCATCACAGGTTCTAGGACATCGATGATACGTCTTTCTTTCTGAGTATTGTGTCGTACTTCACTTAAAGTAACTGGATGTATCTTTGAGATGATTGGTGTCAGGAGTTGATTGAACATCCCATCACCAAAGTTACTCTCAATGATAATCTCATTGACTTGTTCTTCTTGTGCTATGAGCGATAGTTTCTTCAGTGCTTCTTCAGAGTAGCCACCAGCTACACCGCCACATCTTCTAACGTATAGAAACCCATTGAGCATCTTAACGACTGCATAACCAGTTTCATCCTTACCCCTACCTGAAGGGTCAATAGACATCACTGAGCCTGTGTACTCAGCGAAACCTTCAGACATGAACATAGGCTTATGGAAGTTATCTCCGGTGAAGGCTACGTTAGGTATTTCTTGCAGTACATACTGTTCACCTGAAGCCCATACGACCTTCTCTGGTGCTTCCTGAGAGGGTATGTCCATCAAGACTAGGTCTGATACCTTCAGAGGGTATCTCTCTGCATCTGACAGCCTCGTATCAAGCATGAACTGTAGTGCAAACCCAGAGCGACCATAGGATGCTTCACGCTCCAATAGGTCGAAGTCTGTGAACCTGTCAGGGTCTGTAGGTCGCCCTATGATATCAGGGTCATCTTCACCCTTCTTCTGGATGAGTGGGGCTAGTTTATTACCCATAGATATCATCTGGTCTTCATTAGGATATCGGGCAGGCCAGATGCGAACATTATATCCACGTTCTGGTAGTTTGTTATAGAGGCTCTCTTGGTTCTGAGGTGTACCTAAGTAGATGATACGACCATCAGGTTTTAAGATAGCATCGAATTCCTTAACAGCTTCTGACAGCCTATCTCTCATGCCTTGTGTCATGGAGTTATTCGGTACTTCGATGTCATCTGCAATCAATACATCAGCACGGCTACCAGCCAACTGACCAGTGATACCTACAGACTTAACTGAGGGTGCGTGAGATGCAGCTGCAGGTGCAACATCAAAGGATATCTTAGATTGTCTTTGGTCTTCTCTAGGTATCAGGTGAGACAGGATATCCATCTCTCTGATTAGACGCAGGGTAAACGTAGTAAAGTCATCAGCCCTTGTCTTGGACGCTGAGACAACCAAGATGTTTAACTGTGGGTTCATGTATAATAACCAGACCACATATGCAGATGTAATCCATGACTTGCCGACACCCCTAAAGGCTTCAACGATAATCCGTTTATCGCCATGCTGGATGTGTCTCGCTATGTCATATTGTACTGGAGTTGGGTCTGGTAGGTTCAAGTGCTTCCATACGACAAACAGGAACTTCCTGAAGTCGGACAGGGGGTCTTTATTCACTGGTAAGCCCAGCGAAGTTGTGTCTTTGAACATATTGTATCCTGAGAGACTCTGAGAGACTCAGTGAGTAGGGGTAACCCGTAAGCGCTGGGCAACCCCTACTAAACTTAATGCCTCATTTCTGAGGCATCTGAGTCATCATCAGAGAAGTTAGGTAAAGTCTTTACGAGGTCACCAAGCGGTGAACCGTCAACTGGCAGTCCATCGATGTTGTTATCCTTCAGAAACTGACGGGCAACATTAAGGTCTGCAGGTTTAGCTTCTGGGTCTTTCACGCGGTCTAGCAGTTGTTCTGCCAAGACCTTATGAAGTAACTCCAGTGTTTCTTTCTGACTAGCCATTACAATCCTTTCAGGAATTCAGCAAACAGAACCAGTGAGCCTACGCCAACAATGACGATTGCCCCTGTTGAACCCCAGAATACCCATTGCATAATCATGGCTTTCTGACGTTCTCGTTCTTCTGCTTCTTTCCTACGTTTAACACGGGCTTGGGCTTCCCATTTCTGGTAGTCATCCCAAAGCCCAGCGCGACCGTATATCTGAATCATTGATTTCAGTTCGGCCTTCTTCTGTTTGATTTCATCTAAAGCTAAGAACTCGTCAAAATCTTCAGCTGACTTTCCCATTAACTTTGAGAATAGACCTTGCTGTTTTCTATTTGCTTTGGCTCTGAGGTCTTCTTCAGCACCTACGAGATTACCAAGGATACCTAGTGCGCTGCCTATGTCCTTGCCGTTCTCTACAAACTTTTTAATAGTTCCAAACGCCGTATTAAAGGCTGCAAGTTCCAGTAACATTACTTGGTTGTCCCTCGCATCTTGTCGAAACTCCTAAGACCAGCTAATCCCAACATCGCCATTACGAGTTCGAAAAGCATATCCATTGGAATTTCAGGTAAGAGGAAGTGCGGTATGCCCATCATCACGGCTATCCAAGTAGCTAACGGGTTTCCAAGAAACGCCCAGAAAACTCCAAGACTGCAAGTCCAACCTATAGCCGGTCGCCAGCCGCTGACCCATACGGATCGATGCGCTGCTTCAGTCTTGTTTATTTCTGCTTGTGCTTTGTTAACTTCGTTAGCAGCTGTTACCAGTTCAAGTTCAATCTTTTGTTTTGCTAAAGCTGCTTGAGCCTTGTCTGGTAACGTCTTGTCTATAATTCCGAGGATGTTAGGCAGCACTGAAGTTAATGCTGCTATCATTCTAAACTCCTAATAGTTTTAATATATTTGTAATCCCCATTCGGTCAGCAAGTATCACTACTATTGCGCCGACAGCGAAGGCTCTTATCTGAATTAGTATTTTGTTGATGTCAGCAAGTTGCTTAGTAGTATCCTTGCTGAAAGATAAATGGTGTTCCCAGAGTTCCTTAAGGCTTTGGTCGTGTCTTTCCACAAGGAACTCTAGTTTTGTGAGGCGGTTGTTTGCTTCCTCTTGTTCCATTTATCTCAAGGCTTCTGAGGCCAAGTTACATCTGTGGGAAACCCTGATTGACTTGTGACATCCCTGAGTGCCTGACGATATGTTGTCATTTCTGCACTAAGAGCTACATCGGTCAAAGCAAAGTAATCGGTTTCTCCTAGTAAGCTGTTGCGTTTTTCTCTTGCCTCAGAAGCAGCGCGGTCGGCAGCGCCATTTGTCCAAGCAGTTTCTTCAGCCTGTC